GTTCTCATTGAAGAGTTCGGTAACACCATGGGTTTCGATGAATGCCTAGAGGTCTTACAGATGATTAGCGTGAACCCGATGATTCTCAACATGGCCAATATCGAAGCCAAAGGTCGGTTCTTTCGGAGCACTTTTGTAGCCATGTCGACCAACAAAGACCCTAGGAGTCAGTTCAAGACGAGTGTCGACAAAGAAGCTTTTACCAGAAGGATTATTCCTATCAATGTCTGTCTGAAGAAAATCTATCAGAAGAAAAGCGGAAAGCTCGATGTTGAAAAACTCAGAGGCGCTGGAACTGATTTTGGTCATTTGGATTTCCATGTGACAGATGAAGATAGTGAAGTCCATGTAATGGATTATCGCGGCATGATTGGTTATCTGCGCGGTAAGTACATAGCTAATAGCTTGGTTTATCAAGCAGCCGTTGAAGACTTACGTCGAGACTGTATCGCTAGAAAGGGCTCGATCGATCCTTTGTTCTCAGCTGAGGAAATTAAGAGCTGGAAAGACCCGGAGGTCATCAGTGTTCAGGCTGGAGAGGATGACGAAGGTCCTGCTAATAGCTCAGTCAGTTTTAGTGAGCTAAAGGCTGATTCGTCTGGCCAAGGTTTTAAGACAGGGTTTTTGTCTTCTGTCATAGAACCATCATCAATCATGGTTACAACTGGCGGTTCCTGTGGGAAAGTAGATTGCATGGATGCTAAATGCGAAACACCGAAGTGTGTCTACATGGAGGAACTGCAGCGCAGGGTTCTTGGAAGCATATGTAAGTGTGATCCTTCAGAGAGAGGCCACGGCAGCTGTTGTGAACAGTATAAGCTCCAGAGTGATACTTATATGCAGTTCATCAAGGTTGAGCAAGCTAAAGATGCCGAGATGCGTCAAGCCACCAAGTATACGTCGCCAGAATTGGCTGCGATAACTGCGGGTTCTTTTTGCCGTAACCATCCGGTTCTGAAGACTGTAGTTATGGTACTTGGCACTGTCGCCGCTGTCGCGGCGGGTTTTAAAATAGCCCTGGCCGCAATTAAAGTAGTTACTAATTTGTTTGGCGGGCCTGGCAAGACCGAAGCCAAAGAAGCTGTCGCAGAAGTCGTAGTTCCCGTTGTCGAGACAGTCTCTGTAGATAGTCAGAGCAATTACGACAAGGTACGTGATAGGGATGAAGATGAAGCGAGGGTCTACGATTGGTATGACTACGGCGCCGACGAAGTGACGGCTAGACCAGCCGAACGAGGACCTGGTCGTCGTGTTAGGATTAGAGTCCAGTCTGACGATGAGAAGTTCGAGAAGCGGATGGCTCAGTATGGCACGATCCAGGCTAGAGTAACTAAGAACATGGCAGAGATTTACCTTAACGGTCGAAAGATAGGTTTTGGGATCTTTGTGAGGAATGGTAAGTTACTGATGCCTTACCATTTTATCGCCAGAGAGATTGAGACTGGCCCCGGTAACGCGCAGATCAGAGTAGTCAGAGCTGGCGAAACCAAAGACGTATGCGTGTCTAAAGCCAATCTACGCACGTTAGCC